GTACTAGCCATATTACTTTCCTTTTGTTATGCCGCTTCATAATTAGCGTTCTGTGACGGAACTACCTCAGTATAACTCACAGAAACCTCGTTGGCAATAATTCCATATAAATTTAAAGTTCCTAATGTTCCAGTGCCTACAACTCCAGTTATCACGATATTTGACACAGCAGAGCTTGTGGCTGTTCCTAATGAGCCTATAGCACCAGATCCTGTAACAGATACAATAACGGGTATTACTCCTATTGCTGTTCCTAAAGCACTTGTGCCTGCATTGCCAGTTGCAGACAAATTAGATGCTCCAATTACAACAGTGCCAGTGGCACTATCGGTGTTTAGTTGTGCTCCCATCAGAGCGTGATTGGTACATTGATAAAATAAGGTCGGAGCACCTATTGGCACAGTTATTTCTGTATAAGCACCAGCTTGTCCAGCAGTTCCATTTGTTGTTACACCAGTAGTGTATTGCGTTGTTTTATCAGCATCTTCATAAATAGCTATAGGGTGACCACTATTTGAACTGTCTGATTGATCAAACCTATAAGTTCTACCTTCTATTAAAGTAAGAACCACATCAGCAGAAGCCGTACTTCCACCTATTGCATACTTGTTTGTTGAGCCTTGATTATAATATGGGTGGTTAGAAGGATTACCACTTACAACAGTTACAATAAAAGTAACTAATGTTGAATCTGTATCAAGACCACTAGTTCCAACTACGCCAGTTACAGAAAGATTAGCGTCACCTTTCACTGCTTCATCACCTAGATTGACAGTGCCAGTAATAGCATCTTCTACAACTTGAGCACCACCCGCTGCTAAAACAGTGCCAATACTACCAGTTGCAGAAACACCAGTTGGCACTACCTCTATCGATGGAACAGCGATAACAGTTCCTATTGCACTTGTTCCAGCCGTGCCAGTAATAACAACTAAATTATCACCAACTGTGCTTTCATTACCTAATGCTGATGTACCAGCTACGCCAGTAACGGCAAATATTGCACTACCAGAAACAGATTCACTACCTGTAGCACCTGTTCCAGCAACATTTGTAACATTTATTATAGTTTGTGGAGCAGCATTGACTGAGTTTAATGCAGTTGTTCCTTGAACACCTGTTACACCAAAAATACCTTGAGGTTTTGTGACCTCATCACCAAGTTGTCCAGAGCCTTGAACACCAGTAACGGCAACTGTAGCAGCTCCTGTCATGAATCCAGCAAAGGTTCTTAATCCAAAAAGATTTTCTTCATTGTCTGCACTATCGTCCTCAACAATAGCACCTACTGGAACTTCAGAAACAAATCTCATTCCAGCAGTTAAATCATAACTTTTTGCTGATCCTGTAAGACCACTATCCGTTGTAGAATTACTAATAACTTGAACTTTTGTAGGAAAATCAGACCCTGTATTGCTTGTTGCTAATTGAACTGTATCAATTAAATTTCCGCTTGAATTAAAAACTTGTATGTTACGACCATTTGTTCCTGGTGCTCCCATAAAACAAACAAACTCTGCTGCTTCTATTAATCTAAACTCATGTGCAAAACAGCCTTCTGCAATAAAAGATGTGGTTTCGGAACCATCTCCGTCAGCTATTGAACGAGCCGAGGAGCTTGATGCTGTTTGATACCTATTTGTGGGTCCAGTATAATCAGCTGCTGCTGTAAAATCAGTGCTAATTGTGCTAATTGTACTGCTACTAGAACCACCATTACTGTCAAATCTTGTAAAACTATTTGCAGTTCCACCATATCCATCAACTCTAATTGCAGTTGCACTGGCACTCGCTATACCATATAAAAAATCTGTGGTTGCAGGAAAAGCTGGAAACGTATCTGTAGCTAAAGAAATATTCGCACTTCGAAAAACTATAATAGGCAAATCAGAGGAAATTGTATACTCTGGATCACTCGTATCGTCAGCATAGCTTTGAGTTGTCGTTGCTGTGCTTCCAACGGAAAGTGTTGCATTTAAAGAACCATCTTTAAATATTTTGACCTCTGCCGTTCCATAGGAAGCTCTCATCTGAAGTATTAATCCAGTGCGAGAATTGTGAAAACCAAAAGAGGTTCCCGCCCAAGAGGTTGGAACACCAGTTGATTCATTGTTACTATTTTGTAGTGTTATCGGTTTATCTGCCGATATTAACTTATTTTCATAATTGGAAGCGGCGACATCTAAAGTGCCTCCAGCAGAAGAAATTGTTCCTAACGAAGATCCGTCTGAGAACACTTCTGTGCTTGCCTCATAGGAAATAACTTTTACTGTAGGGTCCTCACTATCAGTAGGCACAAACCATTCGGCATGAAATGCTCCAGCTAAGTCTGGATTACCAACGGCTTGATGACCACTTGCACTAACTACAGTTTGTGCAACTACAGTTTCACTGCCTAGTGCAGTAGTACCAGCAACACCAGTAACTTCAACGGCTAGAGGAGCGTTCCACGCTCCCTCACCCCATGTGCCTCGACCCCAACCAGTAATGTTCGCCATTGGTTAGCCTTTTGTTAGGCTATTCTAATAATAGCGTTTGATGCGTCTGCTGTTGGAAATTGGATTGTAAAAGTACCTGCTGTAGATGTTTTATTAGATGTAAAATCTAAGACAGCAACTGCTGCATTATTAGAGGCTGAGTCATTATAAATTAATGCACCCATTGCAGTAATTGTTGCAGTGGTAAAGCTTAAATCTGCAAAGTCCGTGAATGCAGTTGTACCAGAGGAAGTTGGATCTACTCTTGTTAAAGAACCTCCACCAGTTGAATATGTGCCACTTGAAGCAACTTCACCTGTTGTTGTAAGTGCAGTTGTTGATGCTCCTAATGTTGCAGTTGTTGATGATTTTCCACCACTTCCCTCTGCATACAACGCTAATTTAAAAGTGTTACCACCAGAGTTTTTAAAATTGTGCACACCTTCTAACAACTCTTTTTTGAAGGAAGTACACATTGCTTGTGTTATAGCCATATTAGAGTCTCCTTATATATTCAGCCATTTCCTTGTGACCACTTGATCGCAAGGCTTGCATAATTGTAGCACGCTCTTCCTTTCTTGCCAAGAGGAGATAATGATGGATTATCCCTTTAAGTTGTTCTTTAAATAATTTAGCTTGTTCTTTTAAATGTGATGGTGCATCTTCTGATACACTTGCAATTTTTTCTACGGCTAAATCTGCTATCTGTTCATTGTTTAGACCGCCTTGTTCTGACGTTTTTACAACCACACTTCCTAATTGTGATACATTGACGTTAAACATCTTTTTTCTCCTCGTAAGTTACACCAGGAATGTCCTCTCTCCCAATTAGATTAGGTGTGGCATCTAATGGTTCTGGTGGTTCTAATTTTGATCTTCTTGTAATTACTAGATTGCCTGCAGAGACAGTTGAAATAAAAGGATTGTCTAATCTATGATAACCATAAAGTTTTTGATCTTTTGGCACATTAGTATCTAATAATGAAGAATTATGAGCAACATTAATTTTAATTCCTTTTGTTGTTGCTAAAGCTAGCCAAAATTCACAACATCCTCTACCAGCTTCTGCAAAAGCAATATGCTTATGAGTAAAATCTATACCAAACAAATGTAATTCTTTTACTTTTTCTGCTATTGCATACGCTATTGCATAAGCAACAGTATTATTCAAATAAGCGTAGCCAGTTTTTTTTAGAACTTCTTGTAGTGGAAACTCAACAACATCTGGACATCTTTTGTCTAAAGTGCAACTGAAAATTGGAACACCTAATTTTACTTTAAGTCTATCTGCCATTATATTTGTCTGTTTACCAGCGTTTGGCGTATCAAGAAACCTTGACGGAGGATCCATCATAAAACACTTATCGTGATAAATAACTCCAGAGATAGAGTTAATTGCCCAAACCTCATCAAACTTTTCACTTCTTATTTTTGCCATTATATATTCGGAACAGCTATTGCCTAGACCGACAATAGCAATACTTTTATTTTTCATTTTGCTACCCTCTATTGATTTGAAACTCTTACTAATCCCTCCCTATAAGCATCTGTATTTTCTTTAGCCTCAGCATATATTTTTAATCTGCTTATGGCCTCAGTGAAACGAGCTGTATAAAGTTGTAATAAATCGTTTTCGCCTTTCATAAACGTATAAGCTTCTATAAGCGTTGCATATAACAAAGCATCAGGAGCGTTTGTGCTAATCCATGTTGATCCAGAGTTATCTGTTGTTAAAGACGCTGGCCTATAATAATAATGCACTTCAACAGTAAAATTACTGTTAGGTGTTGGTGCAACAATAAAATTGTTAACATCAAAAGAAGCATAGAACCTTGGCGTTCCTGTGCTACTTGGATTAGGGTGAAATTCTTGTAAATAGTTAACGTCTTTTTGTAACAAAAAAACATTTTCACTACTTGAATTAACAAAAGATAAAGAAAAGTTAGCTAACCAATCTGATGGTTTCTGTAAAAATTTATTACCACTTGTCATAACACCAGTTGCATTTTTTCTAAAATATTCTAAATCAACGACTTTAAATATTCTTTCTTCTGCGTTTTGAATAAAAAATGGTATCTCTGCAACAAATGTACTTTCATCATTTTGTGTCCATTCTTGAACTGATGCTGTTAATGTTGTTAAAGTAAAACTCATGTTATACTCACTGTTACTGTTCCAACTGATGTTGTTGCACTAAAACTTGTTAGTAAACTTCCTAAATTACCTAATCCAGTATTAGTATATACTGTAAATTTTTTATTGTCATCTTTCGTGTCAGGTCTAGCATCTTTAATAGCTTCAGCATCTGGAGTTGATCTTACTGGCTCAAGTTGAGGATGTTTTTCTTCATACTCATCTTTTCCAACAATAGAACCATTCCATTCTTTTCTTGTATCTTTTAAACGATACCTAAATCCAGACCTATCAGATATTCTGTAAGCATATTTACCACTAGCAAAAGGCATCATCCAACCTTATAATAATCAAGTTTTGGCGATACATTAAATGCTGACCTATCTCTATCTTCAGCCATCGCTCTCTCAAACTCTTCTTCGTAAACTGTTTTTAGCAATTGTATTCTATCTGGTGCTCTTTTCATAGCTATATAGTAAGCTAATCCTGCTGTTAGACAAGGTATAAATCTAAAAGGTATCTCCAGTGTATTAACTTGCGTATCAGCGTCTTGCATCCTTGTCAAAGCGTCATAAATAATGACATCTGTACTGTTTTCTGGTGTAGGATATAATTTAAGATTAGGTGTTATTTGCCTATCCAAAAAATATTGCGTTGGTCTGCTTGTAGATGTTTTGTTAGGAAGATTAATGAATGTGTCTCTACTAATTCTAGTCATACTAAAATCTGTGCCACTTCTTCTTACAACCACAGATAATATATCTATAATATCAGTGCCTAAACTATACTCTGAATCATTAACAGTTAAAGCTTGAGTTCTTTGCTCAATAGTCCATTGATTAAGGCCACGATTTGCCCACTCCGCAAGCATAATATTCATAGAACGCTTGGCAGTTT